TTCAAATTCTGGATATACTTCATCCAATCGAGCAGTATTGATAGTATTATAACCTTTATCTTCTTTCTTATTGCATAGCTTGTCTGCATCCCAAGCATCAATATCGCTGTGAATTTTAGTCTGCAAAGCTCGGCCTCGACGACCCCAAAAGGCCACATAGTCGTTATATCGATTATGATCTGTCAGTCTAATTAGACCCCAAACTTTGTCTGAAGTTCCTTCTTTGCAATGCCCAATCCAATGATATTTCATTTTATCGCCTTAGATAATATACAATAATTTATTGTAACAAATTGGTGATTTAATGTCAATAAAAAAGGCGCCTAAGCGCCTTTGATATCTGTTAGTCAGTGACTATCAGACAATGCCCATAGACATAGCACGATAGCCAGCGGCTACGATTGCACGGCTAGGACGGCCAATGCGATACTTGGTAGTAACGCGACCTTTAGTGTCTTTATGCTGGTTAGCATAGACAGCGAAACCTGCATAGCGAATGTCGCTAACGGTTGCACGGGGATTCTTGAGACCGAATCGAACACGCATCTGACCTTCGGTCAGTGCTTCACCGTTTTGAAGAGCGGCAAGTAGTTTGCCAGTTTTAGTTTCAGTTGAAAACATCATTATAGATTTCCTTTTAAAAGTACTGTTGTTAACAGTTAGATCTATTATGCACTACTAATTGGTATTATGCAAGAGTTAAAATTACCATTTCTAAGACTTGTATAGCCAAAAAAATTGGGGTCGTGTAACCCCAATTTTTAAAATAAGATTAGTTGATTACTTTTTGGCAGCGTCTGCTTTTTTATCTTCTTTCTTTTCTTCTTTCTTAACTTCAGCTTTAGCTGGAGCAGGAGCTGCGGCAGCTGGTTTAGCTTCGGCTTTCTTTTCTTCTTTCTTAGCAGGTTCTGCGGCGAAAGCAGTTACCGCAAAAGCGGCAGCGATAAGAGCGATAAGTTTTTTCATATTTTACCTTTATAAAGTTAGTTTGCAAAGTACTACCTTGCTTATTATTTAACGCCTAGGCGTGGTATTGGTTTACAAAATAGGCCTAATTTCGGTGACATTCATAACACGAAAGCTTCGCCACTCCGATTTATCCAAACACCACACACTTAACACTTCGGGGTTGGCGGCCTTGGTTCGACGACTTTCTGTTAGTTCACGTTGAGGCAATAGATCAGTTTTCAAAGTACAAGGCATGATTCGTTTACTGCCGTCAACTTTGGTAAACGTGATTTCATATGTGCCGGTGTCTAATAGATTTCGAATCCACTGTCCTCGTTCTGTGGCAGTAGAACCTTGGAGATCAATCGATTCATTCATTTTAAAGCCTCCGGACATCAATGAATATCATGCTACCGACAACTAGCCACAGCAATGCAAGACCATAATTTCCCTGCAATGCATAACCTAGTCCTGCTAGCACTCCGCAGGTACCTCCGATATAACCAATCTTTTGCTGATTACGTCCAAGCCACATTAAAATTTTATCTTTCATCTTTTTTCCTTTTTAATGATCAGAATTTGTTTTATTCTGTGCATATTTAATAGCTTCCTCCCAACCTTCTTGAAAAGTCTGCCAGTGGTCTTCCAGTGAATCACTGACATATTCTCCATTAGGTTTGCGACGAAGCCCGTGTCCGAATGTTCTTCCAAAGTTGGGGAAGCACACTTCTTCAAATGCTTTACGAATTGGATGGCAATTTAAGCATTCACTACCATGCCGGGGTCCGCCTACATGACTTATTGCAGCCTTGCACATCGAGCACAGAATAAAAGCCTGTGTAACAATACTGCCCTTAGGTGGTTCATGTATGGGGTTGCCATTAATATCGTAGCCTAAAATATTATTCATCTACTAGATCCTCTTTGAGATATTTCCAACCGGTAAACTCTTCCCATTCATTTTGCATGTCTTCGATTTTTTTACGAATCTCTTTTTGCTTATGGTCGCGCCACTCGTTGACAATTGCTAGGGTTTTTTCAGATCTTCCCACGTCAGCAACGAAGCCGTCGATGGTATCATATCGTACAGCTTTTTCCATCCAAACACGATCTACTACCATACTTTTACCGTAGTCAAAGCCCCAATGGTCTGTGTCAATACTGATTCTAGCATTAACTTCGTTTTTACGAGTAAAACTATTAGGTCCGCCCATACAACTTAGTACAGTAATGTCGTTACCTTTGACATCTACTACAATAAAGTAGGGGCAAAACATTTCTTGCCAGTAATCACCCGGTTGAGGATTCATCAAGGCTTGATAATTTTCAAGAGTCTGCTCTTTAGGATCGTAACTCATTGTGCCTCCGCTGTCATGGGGCAGTCGCCTGTTGCCGCGGCCCAATGGCCTTTGGGACAAACATCTTTAGTTCTGTCAACACCACACTTGGAACAAACCCAGCCTTTATGTTCGTCGATTCCGAAATCTCTTTTAATAATTTCAGCGATATCGATATCACCATCAACTACATACCTGTCTGCAACATTAGCACATTCTCGAACAATCAACTCGGTATACTTCGTTAATGCGTATTCCCACTTAACTCTATCCAGGCCTAGGCCGTATAGCTCGATGCCACTTTGCCGTTCAAATTTTTTAATTCGTTCATTCATGATCTTAGTGCCGCCAGTGTTTGTTCTTTGGCCCTGCGTTCGAGATCTGACTCTTCTGCGGCCCGGATCTTGTGGGCCATAGCACCCATAAACTCTTGTACAGCCTCTTTGCCTGCTTCGGTAAAGTGGCTGTAATTTTCACCCACACTACTGTGGTAATAGTATCGGTTGTCGCGGATAATTTCTTCTATGCTGCCATAGATCAAATGTTTAAGAGCACCTTTTTCCATATTAAATTTTCTCACCAACTTTAAAGCCACGGAATCGGAGGAACCGCGGAAAACGTAGCGAATAAGTGCCATCTTGATTTTGTGTAATTGCATCTGCTCTCACTTCTACTATCTGACCGGGCAGTTGATTCCGTCCAGTCCAAAACTCGTCGCGATTGGCGTCAGAAAACCCACTACCAACGTTAACACGAATAACATGTCCCAAGTCTTCTCCTTCACAAATCAGTGCACCGAGTTTGCCTACGTTGCGTCCTGTGCCTTCTTCTACGGCAGTGACGCTGAGGCTAACTTCAATGAACGGCTTTAGTTTGAGCCAAGCATGACTACGTTTACACTCATAAGGGGCATCGACATCTTTGATCATAATGCCTTCATAGCCGCCGTCGATGGCCAATTGATTAATTTCTTTAAATCGCTGTTTACCTTCTTTAGTATCAAGGTCTACTGCTTCTTGCTCGAGCACTGTAACATTTGGCATCAAGTGTTGTCGTTTAGTAACCCAATTGCGTACCATTTGACTGCGGTGTTCTTGCTTACGATCCCAAAATCCTTTTTCAAAGTCTGCCAAAGGCAAAATATCAAAAAGATTAAGCACTGCATCATTGGCTTTTACGTCACTTTTACGATGCACCTGCTTCATCAAGTCTTGGAAACTGCTACTCATAATTTCACCGTCCAGTACCATAGGCTCTTCACCGTCGGTGAATGCCGAAGCAATCTGCTCTTTGATATGCGGAAAGTTTACTAGCTCTTTGCCGTTGCGACTAAACTGATCCACGCGACCGTCAGGATAAACGATAGTGATAACACGAACTCCGTCGAGTTTAACTTCAATGAGCTTTTTTCCTGCAACTTTTGTTTCGTGATTAGCACTATCATGAGCAAGCTGACAACCGAATACAGGTATAGCATAACTAGCATATTTTTTCTCTACAACTTTGTTGATTGTCTTTTCGCTGACGCCGCAACGAAGATCCTTAATAAGGATACGTCGATACCAGCCATTCCATTCTGCTTTTGTGGCCGCGGCCATCATTTGTGTAACCGTGCCACGGGCAAGGTTGCCAGAAAGACTACGATTGACAAAGCCTGTTATGATAAGAGTGAAACTGTCCCAGGGCAAGCCGGGACCGTCTGCGTCCTTCTTTTCAGGAATTTGTTTGAGACCGAATGTAACCATAGGGTCCAGTGCAAGTCGTGCGCCTTCGAAAAACTCGTCGTTGCCTGATTCGGCCTGCACAAGAATAATAGCTTCTTTATTCAGACGGCTGGGATGATTTTCGAGATCGGTGATAACTCGATAGCAGGGGTCAGTCATTTAATTTCCTTTTGAACTTGGGCGGCATGTTTACACTTGCCATGATATTTGTAACCGGTACAGCTACATTGTAGCACATTATCCACCATTCGGACAATATATTTGTCACCTTTACTGCCAGTAACGGTCCATTTTTGCTCGGCAGTATCTTCTTTAATTTTATAGTTAAAGGTATTTTTTACCGGAACAAAAGTTCGACCACGAGTGTCAATTCGAATTGGATTCTTAAATGTAAAAACAGATTTTTCGCCTGCTTTGATAAAGGCATACATCTTGCTTTTACTGTCATCCAGCAAATAGATGCCATTGGGAATAGCATCTTTCCATTTAGTAGTTTCTTGGAAGAATTGCATAGTGGCCTTCTTTAATATTCAGTATTGTAGCACTAACTGCAATATTCGTCAACCAAAATCAACCCCAGTCTTTTTTGTCGCCGTACTGCTCGTTATAGCGATAGCCTGCGGTGTAGGCAGTGATTTCTTCGGCAGTCATGTCGGCCAAGTCAACCCGATCTGAATTGTAAGTGTCCCCGGAGTAAAAGTGCGGATTATAAGGACGGTGATAATAGCTGTCAGCGGCACCGCGGTCAAAAGGCCCACCGTGACGTTGATCGTAGAGATTGCCTTCGAATTCGGCAGGTTGGGTAGCGTAGTTAATCAACATAATCTGCTCCTTGTTACTGTGCCATTATTATAGCAAAATTGGTAATATTTGTCAACCAATCAGGAATTCAAGTTCTTCACGGGCTTCTTGCTCAGTGTCAAATCCGCAGGCATCATAGGAGCCATTGTATAGTTTGACATAGTAGGACCCGTTGCCCGGACTGGCTTCAGTGTCAATGCCGTACTCGCCCACACCTTCAATCTTGAAAATTGGCTTGTCCATTTCGCGGCTCCTTTTTACTTACTATGCCATTATTATAGCAAAATTGGGAATATTTGTCAACCAAAAAAATAGCCCCGAAATGGGGCTATTTTATTAGTACTAAAGTATTAAGATTGTACCACTCTTGCCACGCTGGTAATTACACTGGCAATTCTGCCAATGTCGCGAAGCTGTTCTACTGTGTAGCCCATCTTCTTCAAGCCGTTGTAGTGTGCCTTTACACAGAAGTGACACTTACCAACAATGCTTGCGGCCAGACTGTAGGCCTCAAATCGTTCTTTGGTTGTGCCACCATGTGTGGCAATGGCATTCATCCGCAACTGTGCAGGCAGGCCTTTGAGCTGTTCGTCGTCAGCCATCTCAACAAATGGATACCATACGTTGTTTTGTGCCATAATGCTTGCGGCAGTCAGAGCAGCGTCAGCTTCTACTCGATTGGCAAGTTGACTGTGAATCCAAGTCCATAGTTTACTGTTGCCCGTGGCAAAGGCCGCAGCCAAGGCCACTGCTTCAGCTTCTTCGACTGGCAATGTGCTACGCTTAACTACTGCGTCAATATTGAGTTTTGTATCCTTGGCATAGTCTGGGATACTATTTTCTTTTAATGCGTCTACCCATGTTGTCATTTTATTCTCCTAATGTTTGTTCTGTAATACTGTTTTGCAGTCAAGACGATTGCACCAACCCATGGCAATATATTTTCGTAAAAATCATGCAATGGATCAAGATGATTGTCGATGAAAGGTTCATGCACAATCATCTTGATTGCTACAACATACAACACAAATGCTCCTACAAAAACGCTGTCGGGATACTTGTCTATAAGTCGAGCAACCATGGTGCTACCAAACAAGATGATAGGCACACTGATCAACAGCCCGAATATAATTAGCCACCAGTTGCCGCCGGCAGCTCCTGCGATTGCCAACGCATTGTCCAATCCCATTACAGCATCGGCCCACACAATGATGCCCATAGCACCCCAAAAGGTGGCTGCTGTTTTTACATTACTATGGTCTTGATTATTTGCAGTCAACTTCCATGCAATATAAATTAGCGCAATGCCGCCAACAAGTCGCAGCCCTGGAATCATCAGCAGATACGTGAGAACAGCAACACTAGCAAAGCGAACTGCTACTGCGCCAAACGTGCCCCAAAGCATGGCACGTTTACGCAAATGATCCGGCAGCTGCCTAGATGCCATAGCAATAACTAAGGCATTCTCACCACCTAAGACTACATCAATCAATATAATGACACCCAGTGCCCAAATAAGTTCTAACATCATCTTATTTCCTCTGCTAACCGTTTATAACCTTTATACGTGGGATGTACTCCGTCTCCACTGATATCTGTTTCGGGTCTGGGGATAATGTTGTCTCCAAACTCTCGGGCCACCGTTTCAACTGCCTTGACTTGAAGGGGTTTAAGTTTATTGCTGGGTAATAACCAAAATACTCGTTCAGCCTGCGCTTTGATCCTAAGTTTACGAATATTAGCTTCGGTGTCAATGCCTTTGTAATCATTTGCACCTAAACTAATAATCAAAGTCTTAGTGGGCGTTAGTTTATTCAAATGCTGTTTATTCCAGTCTTTAGAATTAATTCCACTCTTGGCAATAGATACACATTCTTTACGAACTTGGCTAACACCTACCGCAATACTATCCCCGACAATAAGACAATCTAACATTATAGTGTTTCGCCACCGACACTACGATTACAAGCACATAGCTCTCCAGTTTGTAGAGCATCAAGAACACGTAGGGTTTCTTCTGGACTACGACCAACGTTCAAGTTGTTAACAGTAACATGTTGGATAACATTGTCAGGGTCAACAATGAATGTGGCACGAAGTGCGGCGCCAGCTGGAGCATAGAACACACCCAGTTGTTCAATTAAACTTAAACTTTCAAAAGTCTCAGTATTTAAACGCTGAGTATCAGCAAATTGGATATGTTTGATCTTACTTAAGTCTTCATGGGCACGTTGCCATGCTAGCTTGCAGAACTCGTTATCTGTGCTTCCGGTAAGCAATACAGCATCACGGTCAGCAAAATCCTGGAATAGTTTATCATAGGCCACGATTTCTGTTGGGCATACAAATGTAAAATCTTTTGGATAGTAGACAATGATTTTCCACTTGCCAGCAAAGCTTTCGTCTGTAATGGTAAAGAAATCATCTTTGCCTGGGTTAACGCCTGTAACGGCAAATTTTTCTAACTTATCACCAACTGTTTTCATATTTTCTCCTTAATTTAGAAATAAATTTTAATTAAGCATTATACATGTACAATAGTGGTTTTCAAAGATTTTTGGTAAAATTACTAAATTTTTGTGACTTATAACCTACGCCTAAAATACAGCCCCATTCTTTTCCAAACTGCACCAGAGTAAACGAATTAGTTTTAGGATTAACAAACAATGCATAGTCGCTTTTAGAATCTTCGTTTTTTCCAGTCCATATAGGTAGTTCATTTATTTCAGAATCGATCAATGATTTAAAAATTAATTCTATAGGACCGCATAATACTGGTTTGGGTATTTGTCTGAATTCAGATTGAGCGTTAGCTATGGTGCTGGTTAAGCAGAATAGGAACGCCACTGATAATTTTTTCATAGTGGCTTATCCTTAAAATAGTATTTACATTTAAAGTTGGATTGACTGCAAGTATTAGATTATAATAAATTTTTGTTAACTAAATTATCGCGAAATATTTCCCAAGCTCTTTGCCAAGACCATTTTTGACTACCCACCAATACTGTATCTCTGTTAAGCCCAATACAACGATGCACGGCAGTGGCCAAATCCTCTTCTAAGAATCCTGTTACTCCTTGCTCTACAACGTCTTTAGGTCCTTGACACGGGTATGCAGCCACAGGTGTACCGCAGGCCATGGCTTCGATCATTACGATACCAAATG